GGCCCCAGTCTCTTCTAAGAAAGTGGCCAATTTCTTTTGGGCATCATCATCCAGACGAATTTCGGGTAGAAGGTTTTGGGGCACTAACCATCTCCTTTATTTTTGCTTGAAATTTCATGCCACAACGGCAACGGAACCAGGCTCTGGGCTGCTTATTGCCCATGAGGAGCTTGATTAGTTTAGCGCTCTCTTCCGCCTGACAGTCCCCTAGCACCCCACCCGTGTTTAGTGAGCTTTGCAGAGTAGCCGGACACTCAAAGTCCTGAATTACTGGTGTAGGCTCTTCTCTGAGAAGGGGCCGTCGGGGGACTCGGATTTTAGTTGTGTCCGCCATTATTTCCCTGTCTTCTGATTAATGAAGTGTCGTCGGCCATCAGAGTAAACCTTTCGCGTGCCACTTTCAAAGATTGGGGCAGGCAGGGGAGATTTCTTTTTGGCTGCTTTCTTTTTAGGAATCTTGGCTACTTTTTTCTTAAGGGCCTTGAGAGCCTTCCTAGCTCCGCTTTCTCCTAATTTCATTCTTGGCATACTATCTCCTTTTCAGTTTTTTCCCAGAAGCCGTGGCACCAAAGAGACCACGTTGTTTTTTGGTGAGGGGTTTACCATGAACTGTACCATCTTTTAGTATCTTGCGGGCTTTCTTTTTTGTCAACTTCCTTGCCATTAGTGGACTCCAAAGCGGTAACTGGTTTGGCGAGCTGTGCCAGCGGACCTGTTACCCAAAGAGAAAGGTTGCAGGCCATCTGGATAAGATTCGTTTCCAATGATCGCCATACCCAAAGCCATAACATGATCGTCATGTTTGCCTGGACTGGCTTCGACCCGCCCTCCATTGGTGAAATGGAAGGCACGGCACTCGTCTACCGTCTTGGCATCCTGGAGCTTAACACTGCTGGTATGGATATAACTGGCTATTCGGGATATAAGGCTGGGACGCGTTCCGGGAGAAGTAAGCCAGCCGACTTCCCGGGAATGTTTTTTACGGTTTTCATCCCAATTATTTTTCTTGAAAAGTCTTTCAGGGGGATATTGCTTGCGTAGCTGGATGCATACATGTTTGCCTGTACTGTTGCGCTCACAGACGATATAAGCACCGTTGAAGTATTCGGCCAGCAAAATTAGGGGTGCCACCATGACTTCCTCACTGATCTGGCCACTGAGGGTACACACCTGCTTGCAGCCACGACTGCGGTCCAGCACGATGGCCACGGAAGCATCGGGTCGGCGGCCACCTTCCGGGAGCTTTCCTTCGGCGACATCCACGCCAATAATGTATTCATGTCCCGGTACAGGCTCTTCAAACAATTCAAACCATCCCTGGGGATCTTCGTCAAAGCCAATGGAGCGAGAGAAGCTGTCTAGGCGGCGAAGCATGCCAATGCGTCCTGGTTCAATAGGCATACGGTCTAAAGACTCAATGTCAAAGCGTGGTCGACCAGAGGAAATAAAGGCTTCCTGAGGGGTGGCAGGGTATTCCTGCTTCATCTCGTTTTCGTCGTTGCCACACTTGTGCTTCAAGGTGTAGTGCCTCCAGTTGAGCTGCTCTAAGGTGAGGCCGAATTGGTCAATCAGGAAATGGTCATACGCGCTTAATACCTGCTCAAAGCGTATACGGTCAGCTTCATCAGGGAAGGGCCGTACATAGTCGGGATCTTCAAACCAGGGAATAAACAGGGGAAGGTAGCCGTTCCAGGCTTCCGGGTTGGTGACATCCACGGATACTCCGGTAACTTGGCCCTCTACGCTGTGTTTCCAGTCCAAACGGCAGTTCTCAGAAGCATCCTGCCAATGGGGAAAGAAGAGGGGGTCCAGGCCATAGGCGGTAGATTCCAGAATAACAGTAGTATGCTTGCTGTCCCCGATACTCTGGAAGAGACTGACCGCCGTTTCAGTGGCTTTCTCCTTGGCCCACTTGGCTACCTCGGAGCAGTGGATAAACTGGGGAGTCATGCCGGTACCAGCTGTTTTGTTGTTGGCCGTCTGTACGGCGATGTAGCCTTCTTGCCCGGCAAATTTCAGTTCTCCCACGTTAGCCCGCTCCAAGGGAGGCTTGTCCAGGTCGTAATGCTGGTAGAAGCGGTCGCATATGGAGAAGATGTACTTGGCGGTCTCTTTGTCATGGGCGATAACGATGCCGTCGATGCCTCGAGAGAGCGTTTCACGCAGCAACAGAGCCTCAACCTGGGTGGAAATGCCCTCTTTTCGGGCTTTCAAGACGATTATGCGGACAGGAAGTTCGTTCTCCCAGCAGTATTGAAACAGGAGTAGAAGGCGGTTTTGGGCGCTTTTGAGTTCTCCAAACCACCGGACACGCCCATCTTTGTCCTTGATCTTGAAGTGGTTCTCTAAGTGATGCTTGGGATCGTGGTGACTAAGTAGCGCATCCGCCTTAGCTTGGCGATCCTTCGCCCCGGCTACCTTCTTCAGTTGCTTCTTGTAGCTCATGTTTTTTACGAAAAGCAGCTAATTCTCGTTTATCAGGAATCCGACCATTGTTAGCAGTCACAAACTTGATATTCCAATATTCCTCGTTGGTGAGGTTTTTTTCTGGCGTAATGTCTATCGCTTCGCCAGTAGAATTGTTGTCTTCTCCTGCCTTATTCGGGCGAGTAAGACCAGCAATCCTTGAAATGCTATCGGCAGCATGTAAGCGGGCGCTATAGTTGATATCTCTTGCTATCTCGTTTCCTTCTCGGTCCCGCGTTATTTTAACAGCTTTGAAACTTTCAGCATAAGCGTTGATAGAGGCATCAACCAGACCTTCTCTTTGTATACGAGAATTGCAGTAGGCCTGAACCCTAGGACGCGCCATAACCTGGGACCCCAAACGTCTAGCGTTTACTGCGTTTTTAGGATTGTAAACTTGCCTGGCAGCAGCCGCAAAGCTGGCCCCCGCCACGACTTTATCAGAAAACTTTTTCTCTTTAGGCGACAATTTATGGGGATAATTGTTATAGGCAGGCATTTGTGGGAGTATACCATACCCGGTAAAGGGGAGGGGAGCTGGGGACTCCCCACTCCTTAGGCTGATAGAAGCTCTAGTGTTGGAACCAGAGCCAAGAGTATACCATAGTTTAAGTTAATAGAACTGAAAAGGAGCATTAAGATGGCACCTATTGCTAGCGATGACAAGGCCGATAAGACCCTTCCCTGCGGATGTGTTGCCCCTGAAGAGAAAGGATTCTGGAATACTTCTGTGGCCCTGCCGGGTACGCCGCTGAAAATTCTCTTGACACAATGCAACCAATGCCAAAGGATTGTAAGTAGCCGTGTAGTTGAGATTCGACCCAAAGAGAATCTGATTACAGTTGCCAACTAAGGAGATACCATGCAGGCCGTCTACGGAAGCCACTTGAACTATCAGTGCTACGGATGTGGCGATCTGTTGAAGTCCAGTGGTGAGCAGATCAAAGAAGTGCTGAACATACGGCGGCGCTTTCTCCTGCTGCAACATCCAGAGAACGTTGCGTGCAAGATGTCCGGCAAAGAGTTGAAGCTCTACCTGGAAGCCAAACCCGTAGACGTTATCGCCAGCTCCTGAAAATTTTAAAAATTTTATTTTTTTTGCCCCATCTAAATGGGACCCAATTTTTTTTGGTTTTTATTTCACACGTAACCTTCTTTGATCGCGGATACCAAGGAAACGGGACTCCTGGGCTTGTCGGTTTGTTGCTTGAGGCTGGCGATTTGGGGCGTGGATTGACCTAATTCAATTTGCGTAACAGATCAGGATCTGTACCCGAACTGTGCCTGGTACACAGCTCGAGTTCGGAGCTATCTGTACCATCTACCAGGTACGCAAAGGCTAGAATTTTTTCTCGAGTTCCGTCCAGGCGGCAGCCTACTCGGCCTAAAAGCCAAGCAAAACCACCAAAACCCACAGAAAAAAGCACATTATTCGCCTAAATTTTTGAATAAGCTATTGACATTACCATTAAACTTGTATTTACTTTGATCATTCTTTATTTATTAATCATTTAACTGAAAGGATTAAGACAATGACAAACGCAGAACTTGAAAGACTTATCCGCCAGATTGAAGCTGAGAAAGCTCAGCATGATGCTAGCA